GCAGTTTTGCCTGACATGACGTCGATGAAGGTGTCGGCTGCCGTAATGAAAGCGATTATTTGAGTATCCGAGATCTCGCTTGCACTGAAGCCTGTTGCATCCCGAACCTCTTGTGCTGTGGAGTAAGCCATCTCGATCACTTTTCAATACGAGATACTAAAGTCACCGAAACATTTTCAGAATTTTCCCGAGAAATCTAGTACGAGTGATTGGACCAGGTTTCTCCCAAACTCCTTGTGCTACAAGCTCATGCTGGCAAGGTTCAAGATGGTAGGCTTTGTCACCTCGAATTACGTAAGGCTGCTTCTCAATCGGTTTGCCGCAGTAATCACATTTCTTCATTATAGATACGCCACCGTGATATCGCCTGGAGTTGTTCCGCTCGTAACGATTGTTAATCCGTTTTCGAAGTAGACGTTGAAGGCGAAGCTTCCGATTGAGGTTCCGTCCATCTGCGCGATAATCTCGCCGGATCCCTGAATGTTATCGTATACGGTTATGGTCCATGCGGTTCCAGCCTTGTTGACAGTTATGAGATGGAGTACGCCAGCCGAGTTCTTCACGATGGTTGTCGCGTTGCTATTGATTCTTGCGCTATCGAATGAGACGACGCCTTCAACCAAACCGATTGCGCTGGGAACGCCTCTGAGACTCATCTACATCACTTTCGGAGTGTGAATATGTGTAACAGGCCAAACATGAGTTCTCCATTTCTTGCCAGACGGAGGCGGAGGTCCTCCAGGAATAACCTCGATGATAATACTGTCGCTGAATGAAAGCGAGATCTCCGAGAGGGAGAAGCTTACCATTCTGATGAGAGAATCTGAGAACGGTATAGAGGGTTCCAGTAGAGCTCTTCGCACTTCTCTCGCAAGCGCATCTGACGCTGAGATAGCGACTTCACTTAGGATTCGCTGAGCTTCTCTCGCAAGTGAATCTGAGAAGGCTTGGCTTGGCTCTGAGAGAGCTCTTGAGATGAATCGGATAAGTGTTTCATCTGGAATCGACACGGCGGCTTCAGATAGGGTTCTCCCTACTTCCCTAACAAGCGTTTCAGCTACTATGGAAACAGCGGCTTCATTGAGCGATATGTTCCTTTGAACTGATTTCTCCACAGCATCGGTGAAAGAGAGGCTTGGTTCAGAGAGAACTCTGCTGACCAATCGCGTTAAGGTTTCCGTTGGAATTGAAATAGAGGCTTCTGAAAGCTGACGTTGAACTGCCCTCGCTATGGTTTCAGCGAGAATAGATACAGCTGATTCTAAGAGAGGTCTCGAAGGCTGTCTGCTTAGAGCATCGCTGAATGAGATGGCTGGTTCAAAGAGATTTATTTCGACAACGACAGCTGCTTTGATGTACCGTATCTTTATCGGCCCATAGGTTAACGCAACGGCTCCGTCGTTGGCTGCTCGAACCGCTACTCTACTATTTGCAGCAACTCTTCTCGGCACAGGTAGAAAAACTACTTGGTTGTCGGGAACATGATCAACCAAAGTGTCTGAGAGAAAGTGAACCGGTAAACTGATTATTGGGGTTTCGCTTCCCGCTGCTCCTACTCCAATTTGAATTACAGCTTGATATCGAACGTCCTTTGTTAATCCTACTGGCGGAAAGAGAAAGTTAATGTCGGTGATGTCGAAGGGGCCTGCGATTGTGTTCGGAGGCACCAACTCAACCCATGAGCCCCAAGCCCAAGCTGTCGCGGACGAGACTGGTTGAACTCCTGCGCTTGCTGTCGGATAACAGCTTATTTTATCGTCACTGTAGGTATCTAACGCTTCAAAATATTGGATCTTGCAGCCGCCATAGGTTAAGGCAGATGCAACGTCGTCGGCGATTCTCAATGCGACGCGGCTGTTTGCAGGAATCTTCCTCGGATATATCTCTATGACCTGCTCCATGCAGTGTCCAGCAGCCGAGTCTATGAAGTAGCTGAATGGAACTTGAACGATAGTGACTTCAGATCCAGCTGCGCCGATCCCGATTTCAAGCAGTCCTTCATGTCTAACGTCGATGGCGGCGGCCGGATCGATGAAACATATGACGGCTAGAAGGCTGAAGTCAACTGTAATCGTGTTAGCTGGAACTACTTCAACCCAGCTGCCGAACGTCCAGGCTGAAGCACCGGAACCTATTGTGGGACCTGAGGCTGCTAGAGGATAGCATTTGATATCCGATGTCGTATAGCCTGAGCCGATTGTGTAAGGCATCCGCCATCACGTGTAGGGCAGTTTCACGTACACAATTTTGCAGCCGCCGAATGTGGAAGCCACTGCAGCTGAATGCGCTACTCTAATTGAAACACGGCTGTTTGCAGTCACCTTTCTAGGAGTTGGGAGAGGAAATATCCAAGGTGCAAGATGTCCAACAGCTGAATCGATAAGCCATGTTACTGGAATGCTTATGATAGCGACTTCAGAGCCCGCTGCTCCCACACCTAATTGAAACACTGTTTGATGCCGAGTATCCAGAGCTGCCGTCGGAAACTCTAATGCAACGAAATGCGTGATCACAAAATCCACCGTGATAGTGTTGACTGGAACAATTTCAACCCATGAACTCCATGTCCAAGCAGTTGCCGGGGAAACAACTGTCGGTCCTGATGCAGCTAACGGATAGCACTCTACATCTTTCGTTGTATATCCGAGAAAGCTCATTCGGTTTCCTCCTCAAACCTATATGAGCAGTTTATCTCTGAACGCCAGTAGGTTTGCTGCTGCCACTGAATCAGAGTAGGCGTTTCCCTGCAAGTTTCCGGCTTGTTTTCTTGTATTCCGCAGTAAGCCATCCCGTCTCTGTTTTCTAAGTCTTCGCAGTCTCCGCAGCAGTTGAGCTTAGCGCATTCGTAAAGGCGGCTGCATTCGCCCACTCGAATCAGAGGCGGCAAAGACTAGCCCATCGTGTACGTGATCGTCAGCTTCAGCGAATCTCCAACCGGCAAGTCGGTTGACGTGAACGCTAGCTCAAAGCATGGTTGCGTTGCGACGTTGGTTGTGAAATTCGCGTATCCCTTAATGCCTGTGATCGTGCCGCCTGTATTGTTCGTGAAGATGACTACGGTGACAGATGTGTTCTGTCCATTCGTGTGGCTGACTGATTCACCTGTGCCAGTCGGCTGATGCCTAGCCATTCCTGAACCAGTTACTTCACTTGGGAAAGTTGTATCCGTAACTGCTGGCGTGAAGGTTGCCGGATTGCAGACAGCGTACCATGAGAAGCCGGGTCCCTGCGAGGAAGCATATATGATGGCTGCGTGGACGAGATCTCGCCCTCCATACGTGAGGAGATCGAGAGGATATTCGCCGATCAACTCCCAATCTAGGTATGTGCCGAAGGGTAGGAGATATCTCCAGTATTTCTTTGGAATATGTTTAGCCCAAGCCGGTGGAATCCATCTTCGCCGCTCAACCTTGACACGAGCATCTTTGATAGGGATAGGGCCTTCGCTGAGCTGAATCGACATCGCAATTCCATTTTCTTTCATTTTTGTCACCTTGAAAAACATGAGCAGGAAAAAATTGAATGAGAGGTTTACACGCCGGCGCTCTTATCTTGCTAGCCGGGCGAATTTCCGTTAAAAGCTTCAACTTTTCTGTATTAAAGTCGAGTACACTAGCCTTACGATGACGCTAGGCCTGTCACTTTGCAGATTGCTTCCCCATAGGTGACGACAGGGCTGTACCTCGTTGAGAGCACTACGTCGACTGCATCGAACTCCTTCTTGACGTCGATGTCGGTTAGCAGAGGCCTCTTGATCACGAAGAAGCCGAGCGGCGCATAGGCTGCGGATACGTTGAGTCCTGTGCTTAAGACGTAGGCTGTTCCAGCTGGAATGACTGGGCTGATGTCCACGTCCATGCCGAAGATCGTTCCAATCCTACCGGTTTGGACAAGTGGACCCTCAGGCGCCAGCCCAAACCAGGCGGCTATGGTGAATTGAGGTAGCTTGTAGACGTCTCTGCTGTTGACTGGGTTGAGCAGTATATGGTCTGGAATCAATGATACTGCCTCGATAAGTGCTTTACACTTCAAGATGTCGTACTGGCCTAACCCTCCGCTGATGGTAAATTCGGTTCCAGTAGCGCCCATGCTTGTGCCGGTTGCAGCGAAAGTGTTGCCGGCTGGCGCTGCCGCGTCGATGACAGCTTGGCAGTCTTTGTCAATCGTATAGACCATTCTTCGCGCAAGTCTTCGAAGCTGCTGCTCAATCACAGGTATGTATAGGTCTTCAATGTTCTCTCTGGTTATCCTGACTCTCTGCGCCTTCTTGTAAGGTGTCACAGTCACCGTTGTAAGCGGTGTGAAGTCCATCATGATCTCTGTGCCTTCAGCTGTCTCACTGATACCCGCGGCTCTTGAACCGGACTCCTTCACGAAGGTCGCAGTTTTACCTGCAACCAACGGGAACTCTGGGAACAGCCGCTTAACCACGAGGCCGGGCATCGTGAGTTCAATTATCTTCTTGTGTAACGCTGGATATGCTACTGCGCCTGTTTCAACCCATGTGAGGGCATCTCTTACAAAAGCCATTCAAGACGCCTCCTCTATGGTATGCAGTAGACGACGGCTCTGATGACGTCGCCGTCTGCGCTTGCTGCGTCGAGAGCTCTGCCGATCCACTGCTCAATTTTGTCAAGCTCCGTCTGCATAGCTGCTTCAGAATAGGTGGCTGGTGCATCTAACGCAGCTATAGCCGCGACTTTTCCATTCGCAGCGCTGCCGATTCTTGAATTCACTGTGATCGCTGCGGACGCTACGACTCGAACGAGTCCTCTGCATACAACTGCAACCTTCTTGCCGGATAAGGCCGAAGTTAAAGCTACTCCGACAACGTCTTTCCTTGCGCCGTCTGTTTTCTTAACAGTCCATGCGGCGCTTAAATAGACGACTTGGCCCGCTGTTATATCTTCGCCAGCTTGGAAGGTGCAGATGTACCGGTCGCTGATAAGCGCAGTTGTTCCTTCAAGTGTTGGTGCTGCCAATTGCGTTCACCTACTTGAAGCCCTCAGTCAGCTTCTTGTGGGCTTTAAGGAGGTCTTTGAACCAGTCGACGTTTCCGAGGATGTCGCGTTGAGCAGGGATCTCCTCGAGAGCTACGATTCCTTTCCCTTTCGCTTTCGCTTCTTCTGCCTCCTCAGCCTCTTCAGCTTCCTCTGCGCCTTCCTCCTTCTTCCATGGAGGGCCTTTCTCCGCTTCCTCAGCTTTCTTACGTGCTTCTTCCGCGAGCTTTCGGCCGGCTTCGCCAGCCTCCATCGCCCGCTTCAAAGCTGAAACTTCCTCGCTGAGCTTCCTGATCTGGTCG